GTGAAGGCGTTGTTCAGCGCAGTCGGGCGCGAGTACACCGAAGCAGCCGCGAAGCCCTACATCGACATGCCGGATGCCCTGTTTGCCTCCGTCGCGGCCGATATGCGCGCCATCAAGCCGACCGCACCGGACCACCTGTTTAGTGCACACGCAACCGAAGGAACCAGCCCGTCGAACCAGGAAAAAGAGCCTGAACTCGATGCCAACAAGATTTTTGCAGCCCGGAGGATCGCTTAAATGCCGACCGAAACCCTAGGCGCACGCGCCAAAAACTTCCTGCTCGGTGACCTCGGGCAAATCAGCTATGACGACGGAATCGTTGCCAGCGGAAACAACCTCGAAGCCGGCACCGTACTCGGCCAAATCACCACGGGCGGCAAGCTCAAGGCATACACCCCCGGTGCATCGGACGGCACTCAGAACGCTTACGGCGTGCTGACCGAAAACGTGGACGCTACCAGCGCGGACCAGAAATGTGTCGCCGTTACGCGCCTGGCCGAAATCCAGATCAACCTGCTCAAGTGGGGCGCAGCGGTCACGACCGACCCGCACAAGACGACTGCCTACACCGCACTGGCAGCCAAAAACATCATCGCTCGATAAGGGGCAGAACACATGAACGCGAACGCATTCACCTTAAAGACGCTGACCGGCGCAATCAACAACCTCCCCTATTCTCCGAAGGGCATCAGTGCAACCGGCTGGTTCGAGGAAAAACGAATCGCCACGCTCGACGCAGCCCTGGAAGAACGCGATGGCGTCCTTTCCTTGCTGGGCGTCAAGCCGCGCGGCGGCATCAATAACACGATGGGCGAATCCGCTCGCCGTGTCCGCACCTTCCGCGTGCCGCACATTCCCGTCAGCGATGCGGTCAATGCCGACGAAGTGCAGAACGTCCGCGCCTTCGGCAGCGACAGCCAGGCGGAAGCCATCACCACCCGCCGTGACGAGAAGTTGCAGAACATGCGCAACTCCATTGACTACACGATGGAAACGCACCGTGTGAAGGCAGTCAAAGGCACCTTCGTGGACGCGAACGGCACCGATGTCTCGCTGTTTACCGAGTTCGGCGTGGCACAGCAGACCAAAGCAATCGGCCTGCATGTAACCAACAGCAGCAGCATCCGCGCCAAGATGTTCGATGTTTACAAGATGATTCAAGGTGCATTGCTCGGCGTCGGATACAACGGCGTCCGCGTGATGTGCGGCGATGACTTTTGGGCTGCCCTGCTGGCAGACAAAGACACCATGGCAACCTATCTGAACCAGGCGCAAGCGGCAGAACTGCGCGGCAATCCGACCGACAGCTTCACCGCCTTCGGTGCGACCTGGGAATGGTATCGCGGGACCACGGATGCAAATATGGGTTCAGACGCCTACGCCGTGCCAACCGGCGTCGCAGGCCTGTTCCAGACGCATTTCGCCCCCGCCGATTACGTCGAGACGGTCAACACGCTGGGCATGCCCTATTACGCCAAAGCGGCTCCCATCAAGTTCGACAAGGGCTGGGAACTGGAAGCGCAGAGCAACCCGCTGAACATCTGCACCCGCCCCCGCGCAATTCTCAAGCTGACCATTTAACGATCTCCTAGCGACCAGCCCTCACAGGCTTTCATGGGCGGGTTGGAAACAGCCTGCCTATTTTTTTTTGGGGAAACGGGATGACGTACTGCACGCAAGACAATCTAGTGGATCGGTTCGGCGAGACGGAAATCATCCAGCTAACCGACCGGACCCGTGCCGGCGCGATGGACAGCACCGTGGTCGCTCTGGCAATCAGCGACGCAGCAGCCAGGATCGACGCCAAGCTGCGGACCCGCTACACCCTGCCGTTCAGCACGACGCCAGCGGAACTGGAACCCATCGCCTGCGACATCGCGCGCTTCTTCCTATGGGGAGAAGGCGCACCGGAAATCGTGAAGGATCGGTTCACGGCAGCCATGCGTGAACTGACCGATTACGCGACCGGCAGGAACGTGCTGGATGTGGCAATCGAGGAAGACGCGACCACCGCACAAAGCGTCGCGGTCGAAGCCGGAACGGCGATCTTCACCGACGAGCTTTTCGGGACCATGCCGTGATCCTGGCGAACGTCAACAGCGACGCGCTGACCAAGAAGCTCGACGCCATCACGACAGCGGCGGCGGCGGAAGCGATCTTGACCCAGGCAGGCGACACGCTGATCGATTTAATCGGCCTGACCTTCACCGACCAGGAAGACCCCTGGGGTGCCGCCTGGGCACCGTTAAGCCCGCTCTCAAGATCAGGCCAGGCACTACTCGACACCGGGCGCATGCGGAACAGCATCGACAAGCAGATCAGCGGCAACACGCTGCAAGTCGGCACCAACGTCTGCTATGCCCTGACGCATCAGTTTGGCGCAACCGTGACAGCCGGGAAGCCGACCGGCAGCAACCTTTGCGGGTACACCCCAAAGAACGCACCACGCCTGGCATGGAGCGCAGGCGGCGCGATCCACTTTGCCAAGTCCGTAACCATCCCCGCCAGGCCATTCATGCCAGTGCAACCGGGTGGCGGCGGAGCATTACCTCAACCCTGGGAAAACGAAGTCATGACCGACATCGAATCACTCATCAAGGCGGCAACCGATGCGTGACATCAAACTCATCGTCATCCATTGCAGCGCCAGCCCGAACGACCGGACGCTGTTCACCGGCAAGCCGGGGCAGCCGGGATTCAGGACGCCAGCGCAGGAAATCGACGCCTGGCACAAGGCCCGCGCATTCACCCGCTCAACCTACTGGCGCGGACGGCAGAACGCCAGCCTGACATCCATCGGCTATCACTTCCTGATCGCCAGGAACGGCGCGCTGTTCACCGGACGCCACGAAGACGAAGTGGGCGCGCACGCGACCGGCTGGAACAGCGCAAGCCTCGGCATCTGCATGGTAGGCACCGACGAGTTCACACCCGAGCAATGGACGACCTTGCGCGCCTGCGTGTCGGGCATCGCGGGCAAGTACGCAATCCCCTTGGCACCGCCAGAACTCAAGGTGGTGGATCGCAAAGGGTTCGTCGTCCGCAAAGGGGTGTGCGGACACCGTGACCTGCCAGGAGTGGCGAAGGTCTGCCCAGGGTTCGACGTTCAGAAATGGCTCAAGGAGGCGACATGAAGGAAATGAAAACGCCGGCGCTGTTGGCGCTCTCGGTGATAGGCAACCTCATTGTTCTGGCAGTTCTGACCGTGGTGTTGCTGGGGCTTGGAGGCTGCGCCGAGTTCAGGGCGGTCAAGACCGGCATCGCGGATCACGGCGCACAAGGCGCGCAGGAAGTCCGCGAGACAGCGGAATGGACGATATGCAGGGCAATCACAGTCGGCGAGTGGGTGCGCGCATACGGCAACGACCAGGACAAGGCGAGTGGGTGGCGCGCGCTATGCGGAACCCAAATCCTCCAAACACCAGCGGAGCCAAAACCATGACCGCGCGCATCATCCTAGTGCACGGCATCCGCAGCAAAGAAGGACACAGCAACGTGCGGCAACTGGTGCCGGCAATGCGGGCGGAGGGCATGGACACCATCGTTTTTGAGTACGGTTTTATCCGGTTCTTCATGGCGCGCTTTCTGAACGGCAGACTGGCAAAGCGGTTGCGGGCGCTCACCATGCCAGGCGACATCATCATCGCGCACAGTAACGGCTGCGCCATCACCAACCAAGCGGCAGCCGAAGGCGCGGATTTCGGTGGCGTGGTCTACATCAACCCGGCGCTCGACCCGGACAGGACAACCCGCGCGCCGTGGTGCGATGTGTATTTCAACCCAGGGGACCATGTGACATGGTTTTCCAAGCTACTCCCCTGGCACCCGTGGGGTGAGATGGGTTCCATCGGATACACCGGAAACGTCGCCAATCACACCAATTTCAACACGGGAGATTTCCCCTTGATGCCTAAGTGCGACGGGCACCTAGATATTTTCCGAGCAGAAAACGTGGGCGCATGGAGCAAGTTCATCGCGCGCCGAATTAAAACCAGACAGGACCACGAATGAGCAACAACCGGACACGACCGCAAGACGATGCAACCAGGCAACGCATCATGGACGCGATCAACGCGGCGAACGACGAAGGGCAGCGTGCAATCCTTCTTCTACTGCTGGAAATCAGCGGCAAGATCGACGCCGTGTTGAGCGATGAGCGCGGCTTGCGTGAGTTGGTGCTGAACGGCAGCAACGCGATGCACGACGAAGATCACCAATTCATCGCAAGGCTGCGCGAGCAGGGTGGCCTGCTGGATCAGGCGGAAAATATCATCAAAGAACGGCACACGCACGGCGGTCATTGCGCCTGGGCAGCCGCGAAGCAAGCGGAAGAAAAAGCCAATCACGACGAGAAGCGCAAGATGGCATGGGACTGGTTCGGCAAGGTGATTTGGGGCATGACTTTGCTCATGGCCGGCGCAATCGGCTCAAAGTATTTCGGCATCTAAGCCATGAACTGCCTGACCTACGTCATCCGCAAAGCGATCCAAGAGCGCAGAGCAGGCCGGCGCGGCGGATACCTGATTATGCGGCGCAGCAACCTGGCAAAAGAGTTCGGCATCACCAACCCCCGGCACCCCGCATCCTGGGTTCCGCATTTCCTGCACAAAGACCAGGACCGCAACGTGACCCAATACGTTCCGACACCCGAGCAGAGACGCACAAACCATCATCGCGGACTGTTCAAAACATGGCTCAACCTATGGCGATTCGACGGCGTG